GCAATGTCAATACACGCTTGTTCCAGAGCAGCTTCCGACAGGTCAGCATCCGTGGAAATCTTGTTGGACCACGTACCACCAGCCACGTTCGGGTGGCTAGCAGAAATCATGGCAACACCGTCACCACCAGTGTACGAACCAGAGAAGGCTCGGTTGTACACGTTAGCTCCGATGATTTCCTTAGTTTGACGCATCGAGAAGGCAAGACCTTCTGCTTTACGCTTACCAACAATGTCATACTGATCGTCTTCCATCATCTCACGAGTGATGACGAAGCCAAGAGCAAAGACAGCGTGCTGGTAACGGGTCACAAACGCTTGACGCTCGCTATCGTAAGTGATAGGAGCACCTTCACCTTTTTGAACCGCAAGGCCCAGACCAGAAGTACCCACATCCTCTTCCCACGCACGGCTCGAAGAATGTTTCTCGAACAGTTCCGTGTATTCAACGGGGTACTCATCATATGCTTTACCGTACCAAGCGTTTACGCCGGGCCAGAGGGCTTTTGGAAAAGAGCCAGTGTTAATCACACTCATGTTATTCCTTCCTAACTATTAAATGCCAGCAGTACCAGTACCACCCTTGTATTGATGGTTGTTAATCACCACGTACACGTTGGTAAACGAATCACCAATGTTGTTATCGGGGCGATAGGGGAAACCCACAACCTTCAACGGAAGAGTCGCCGTAGCAGCTTTGGTGGACAGATCAACCGTCATACCAGAAGCACCAGACGACGTGTTACCGGCTGTGGCTGCCGGTCCTGCATTCAGGCCCACGTCAGTAGCAGCAAAAGTTGCACCAGACGTTTGAGCTTCAAACACAGTGTTCGGATCATCAGCCACAAGCAGATAACGGTCGGTAGAAGCACGACGATACACCGGGGTATTCAGGTCCGTGACCGGAGGCACGTTTTGGGTATCACCCATACCAGAATACAGAATACCGACAACCACACCCACCGCAGCTTCAGTAGCACCACCTGCGTGACGAGCAACAGTTTGAACGCCAGTGGGGCTGCGGCTATCACCTGCCAGCTTCACAACGTCACCAACCATAATCACGTCAGAGTTAGACGAGGGAACAAAGTAAATGTTGGCTTGGCCCGTGTAGGGCTTGCCATCAAGATATTTAACGGGACGGAACCCGTTAATGCGCGAAACGCTTGCCATTAGTTTTCTCCATTACAGAAAATATTGAAACCTCTAATGGCACACATAGATCAATCCCGAGAGATTTTTAGATCACCGTATGTACCATCAAGAGCCTTTTCTCTGGTGGCACGTTCAACTTCGTTAACATGGGAAAGTTTACGAGCTTGGTCTTCTTCAAACCACTCTCGTTTCTGTCGCATAACAAAGGCTTTAGTACCTTGTCCAACAGAAATATGCTTTTTACTCCCAAGAGCAGAAACGTTATTGACACGTTTGTCACCAACGTCAACAGTCTCGTTTTCTACGATTTCGTAGCCTGCATCGAGGAACTGCTGTACGCGATCATCCACATCATTCACAATACGGTAAACAAAGTTCGGGTCTTTCCCTTTTACCGTCAGAACGTTTCGAGTACCCACAGGGGTTCTCTGTACGCGCCCTCTCGGGGCTTTTGCGATTGCTTCTTTTTCTTGAGTCATCTTAAACTCCTTTAATCTTCTTCAAATCTTTAATGTATTCAGCTTCCGTCATCACACCTTGACGCACAAACGTCTGCATAATCCGGCGCTCTTCAGGAGTTAGCTGGAAACCTGAAGACGAAGAAGCTTTAGAAACACTGCCTTCTACGGCGGGCGCTCTATTCTGACGAGGGTTTTGGAAGTAAGTGGGGAATTTCTTCTTCACTTCTTCTTCAACTTGTCGCAAGACCTGAACCGGACTCATCCCGGTAGCTGCCAATTCTTGACCACGGCGATCAGCAAAAGATTGCATAGTGCCATTCGAGCCATACCACGAGTTACGCTCTTTCCATTCAACAAACACAGGATGTTCTTCACCTGCTTGCGGAACTTCTTCCACTTCAATTTTTGCTAGCTGCTTTTGTGCTTCTTTAATTTCGTAAATACGATCATCGGCAGCAAGAACAGCGTCGGCATCTCCTTCTTCAAGAGCAGCTTTCTTTTGTGCCCGGATAGTTTCCAGCGCACGTTGGTATTCAACTTTTTGAACATCAGCATGAAGCTTTTTCATTTCCACAAGGGCTGTACGCATATCCTTGAGGTCACGGCTTTGTGCTTCAATTTTCTTAAACAACTCACCTCTACGGAGGAATTCTGCTGCATCTACCCATTTTTCAGGGTCACCAGAGAACTCTTCTTTAGGAACCCAACCCGACTCTAGAGCCTGTTGTTGAGTGGGGGAAAGAACTGGGGCTTGGCTCTCTTCTTGGCCTTCTGGAATATTTTGTTCGTCGCTCATTTATCACCTCGGATAACACAAATAATATCTTCGTCATTAAGACACACATACTCAACGTCGGTTTCTGGATCACGGATAAGTTTACCAGCAAAGCGAGCATAGTTAACACGCTCTCCGACAGCAATAGGCACATCAGTGTTAAAATCACGATAGGCAGTTGGACCAATCGCAATCACAACCCCTACATCAACACTTGCCTGAGCACGTTTCATGTCTTCTAGTTCAGGAATAACAAGACCAAACGACTTTGCTCGTTGGATGTCTTTGTTAACGTCCTCAAACTTCTCAGCCTTCACCAAAATACGGTGCAACAGCGGAAAAATCATTCTTGTGTATCCTCCAATTCTACTTGGTAAAAATCTTTGAGCGCCGAGATGTATCCTGCACGGAAGCGATCCTCTTGTGGATCAAGTCCAGCAGAACTACCCAGAGCCAGAAGGAGTTGCCCTTCACGTTCTTTAAAAGCAGCAAACACTTGTTTAGTTACAGGATGCTGCTTCCAATCAAGAAAATCTTGTTTGGTCATTTCTTAACATTACCCCCTTTGGGTTGAGTTTTCATTTGCTTCAGCTTTTGCTGATGCTCCGCATCTCTCTGCTGGAGCGATTGAGAACCTTGCATCACTTTCTGATTAAGGTCGGCCTGCGCTTGTGCAGAGAAAATTCTTTGTTTGTGGATAGCTTCTGCCGCCTGGAGTTGTGCCATACGCGACTTATGTTGCATATCCATCTGATGTTCTTGTGCTTTCATTGCCAACTGAACCTGCTTATCTCGTGCCTCAAGCTCTCCTTTTCTCCGTTGAGCTTGTGCTTGCATAGCAATTTTCTGTTGCTCCAATTGACCTTTCATCTGCATTTCTTGCAGTTTTGGATCAGGTTGAGGCTCAAATTGCCCGGTTTGTTGGATTTGTTGGCTAAATAGTTTTTCGTAATTGGGTTGCTCTTGTGCTTCCAGAACACGTCGCACAACTTCCACAGGATCAAGGATACCAGTGGGAAGCAACTCAAGAAGTCCTTGTGCTTTAGTAAGTTTTTCCGTCATCGACGATGCGGAAGGATCAGCACCCGGACAAATATCATATTTAGTAGAAAAATCGTCAGGACCAACAGCAACATCCACTACTTCAGCATAAGATTCGTTGCTCAAGTAGACAGCATTAAGGTCGTAAATCTTCTGAAATTCTTCTTCTAAACTACGGTAAATACGCTTATAAACGGCCGTAAACACCTTCATGCCCTGTTCAATGGTTGCCATCGTCGTTGTAGCAGGGGTGTTTTGGCCTGGCATTTTACCAGTAAAAATCTCAGCAACAGAGGCTAGCTCCTTACCAGACTTAAGCACAAGATCTAGAAGTTTAAACAGAACGTCACTTGGTTCACGTACAGGTAGCGGAAAGATCTGTTTCTTGAGATCATCACCAACCGCATTAACTGCCTTCCATTCACCAGGTTGGAATCTACTCTCACCCATCTTAATACGTAGACCCTTACCAATAAAGCCAGCCTGTAGATTAGACAGACTACCAGCATCAACCAATTGATTGATAATAGTATTGGCTGAATTGTTTAGTGGACCTAATAGCCTACCAAAACCAATATCATAAAAACCACCATCGGGGTTCGGAATAAAACCATACTTAGTGTAGTATTCGATGGGATCGATACGAACAACTTTTTGTTTTTCATCTACTAGAACTGAATCTTCTGTGAATCTAGGTACAATGCGTAGAACCTTTCTCGAGGCTTCTTCAACAGTAACAATGTATGGCTCTGTGTAGCCATCATTATCAAGGTCTAGATATGTGTGTTGTTCTAGGATAACATAAGGTGTAGTCTTATCATCTGGTGGACTATCTTGGAAAGCATTCCGTGCAGATGAGTCTGGTGGAGTACCATCAT